AGAACTATTGGAAAGTCTTCGGTGGCACGAAGACATGGTTGTGACCAACGACTTTGGCGAACGGGTTTGGTTGAAGAAATGCCCCGGTGGAATTACGGATTGTTGCCCTGCGGATGATCCATGTGAATTTCACAGTCAGCTTACGCATGCCGCACCAGGAGCGAAGCAATGACCACAACACCGTCGCGCGACGAGCTTATCGTAATCGAGAAGCAGCTTCGGGAGATAGAGCGGCGCAAGAAGGAATGCGCCATCGACTTCTACACGCCCTACCCCAAGCAGCAGGAGTTCCACGACGCCGGCATGTCGTTGCGCGAGCGGCTGTTGATGGCGGGCAACCAGAACGGCAAGACATTCTGCGGCGGCGCCGAGGTATCTTATCACCTCACGGGGCTCTACCCCGAATGGTGGTTGGGCCGGCGTTGGGAGCGGCCGACGCGAGGATGGGTTGCCGGTGTGACTGGCGAGAGCACGCGCGACAATCCACAGCGCATTCTATTGGGTACGGTCGCCAACGGCATTGGCACGGGGTTGATCCCGAAGAAATGTCTTGACCGCGAGAAGATGACACTAGCCCGCGGCGTCAGCGACCTATACGACACGGTTCTCGTCAAGCACTTCGGACCTGACAGCAAAGAGGATGGCTGGTCCGAAATGAAGTTCAAGTCATACGAGCGCGGCCGAACCAAATGGCAGGGCGACACCCTTGATTGGCTTTGGTACGACGAAGAGCCGCCGCTTGACATCTATACCGAAGGTCTCGCCCGCATCACAGCGACAGGCGGAATGGTCTTCATCACCTTCACGCCATTGGAAGGTATGTCCAACGTCGTTACCCGCTTCATCGACGAGAAGTCTCAGGACCGCGGCGTAGTTACAATGACAATTGACGATGCGTTGCATATCCCGGCAGAGGATCGCGCCAAGATCGTTGCCGGCTTCCCCGAACACGAACGCGAGGCGCGAGCCCGCGGTGTCCCAATGCTAGGCAGCGGCAAGGTCTTCCAGATCAGCGAAGCATCGATCACGGTGGAAGACTTCGTTGTTCCGCGAGTATGGGCCTTGATTTGGGGATTGGACTTCGGACTTGACCATCCATTCGGAGCCACGTTGCTAGCCTGGGATCGCGACACGGATACGATCTATGTGACGAAGTGCGTTCGCATGCGCGGATCGATGCCGCTGCAACACGCGCAGGCAATGAAGCCTTGCGCCAATGGCAACGGGTGGAAAGTTCCGGCAGCTTGGCCGCAAGACGGCTGGCAGCGCAAAGAGTTCGACGGAGACTTGAAGCCGCTTGCGCTGATTTACAAACGACACGGCCTTCATATGCTGCCGGATCATGCGAAGTTTATCGACGGTTCGAACTCGACGGAAGCCGGCATCATGGAGATGCAAGAGCGGATGCTTTCAAACCGCTTCAAGGTATTCGCGTCATGCACGGAATGGTTCGACGAATACCGCCGCTATCACCGCAAAGATGGTCAGCTTGTGAAGTTGAACGACGACTTGCTATCCGCTACGCGCGTCGGCGTGGTGGACAGGCGCCACGCTAAGGCTGTGAATTTCTACCAGAATAACCCGGATGGCAGCACAAAAGTTGCGATGGCGAAGGACGTTGACATTGATCCTTTTGGGAATTAAAGTTGCGGCGACCTTGGTGCAACCCGGGACGTAGCGGGGGCACAGGCCCCATGAGCGGGTATGCTCGGTGGAACCACCAAGGTCCGCTATTCAATGAGGCAATCCGTGGTCCAAGCTCTACCTCCGGTCAATGACTTCGTTTCGGCGGCTGCACAAGATTTGCTGCGCTCAAGTCCAACCAATAGCACAGCAGAAGACGAAGCGGCGGCCGAACAGAAAAAGAAAAAGGCCGCACAGCAGACGGGCGACAATGCCGTGATCCAGGGCTTGCCTTCAACGTTCAACGGCGCCTATTCGTCTCTCTTCAGCAAGTCAGGGAACCAATTCTAATGGCTGCGTTTGGCGACGACATCGTGGGTTGCTCTCTGCGCGAGTTTGCAGAGATGCAAGCATGGCGAAATGTGTTTGCGCAGCATTGGGAAGAGGTAGCAGAGCTTGTCCTTCCGACGAGCCGCAACACGTTTTACTATGGTACCTTCAACTGGCCCGGCCAGAAGAAAACCGATCGGCAAGTCGATGCAACTGCCGCAATGGCATTGGAGCGTTTCGGCGCAATTCTCGACAGTCTGTTGACGCCCCGCAACATGATGTGGCACCAATTGGCGGCGTCGGATACCTCGTTGATGAAGAGCCGCCGCGTGAAGCTGTGGTTCGAAGAAGTGACGCGGCTTCTGTTCAAGTATCGCTATTCCCCGATCGCGAACTTCAGCGCGCAGAACCAAGGACAGTATCAATCGCTCGGTGCCTTCGGCACGGGCAACATGTATATCGATCGTTTCCAAGGGCCGGACCCCAGTCAGAAGGGCATCCGCTACAAGGCTCTCCCATTGGGAGAAATGTTCTTGGGCGAGAACCATCAAGGTTTGATCGACCGCTTCGTTCGCTGGTATCGCCTTACCGGGTATCAGGCCGTACAGAAGTTCGGCGAGGAGAGGTTGCCACCGAAGATACTTGAAGCGGCAGAGAAGCACACGATGATGCCGTTCGACTTCATCCACCGTGTGTGCCCACGCGGCGACTACGACCCGGAGCGCTACGACGCCAAGGGCAAACTCTTTGCGAGCTACAACATTTGTCTTGACACATCCGAGCTTATCAGCGAGGGCGGCTACAACTCGTTCCCGATTGCGTCGTCGCGTTACACACAGACGCCGGGAGAGGTGTACGGTCGCAGCCCCGCAATGATGGTATTGCCTGCAACGAAGACATTGAATGCAGAGAAGCGCGACTACCTCACACAGGGGCACCGCGCGGCGTCGCCGGTATTGCTTACGACCGACGACGGAGTTGTGGATTTCTCAATGCGTCCCGGCGCACTCAACAAGGGCGGATGGTCCGAAGATGGGCGCCCACTAGTCGGCGCATTGCAGACTGGAGACATCGGCGTTACCAAAGAGATGATGGACGAAGAGCGTTCGTTGATCAATGACGCTTTCCTCGTCACCCTCTTCCAAATATTGACCGAGACGCCGCAGATGTCGGCAACTGAAGTTATCGAGCGTACGAACGAAAAGGGCATCCTGCTTGCGCCAACGGTTGGCCGCCAACAGAGCGAATACCTTGGGCCAATGATTGACCGCGAGATCGATTTGCTTTCGGACATGCATTTGCTTCCGCCGATGCCGCCAGAGCTTATCGAAGCTAAAGGCGATTACACGGTGCAGTACACGTCTCCAATCTCGCGTGCCATGCGCGCGCAGGAGGCTGCCGGCTTCTCACGCACTCTTGAGATCGGCATGACAGTGGTCAACGCGACTGGCGATCCGTCTGTTCTTGATCCATTGAACTTCGACGTCGCCATTCCAGCCATCGCAGAAATTCAGGCGGTACCGGAAAGCTGGATGTGCAGCGCCGAACAGATTGCGGCGAAGCGCAAGAACCGTTCGGATGCCGCCGCAAAGCAGCAGCAGATACAAGGCGCACCGGCAGCGGCAGCGCTGATCAAAGCTCAAGCAGTCGCGGGAAAGACCGGAGCACAACAATAGTGAGGGCACCATGACAAATCCAATTGATGCGGTTCTTCAATTTCTGAAAGATCGCAAAAGCAGCTATCAACAGACATTCTCTTTGAACCAGCCTGCCCATGTTGTCGTGCTGGAAGACCTTGCGCGCTTCTGCCGAGCGGAAGAGACGTGTGTGGTTCCGGGCGACCGCGACAAGTCGCTCGTGCTGGAAGGCCGGCGCGAGGTTTGGCTTCGAATACAACAGCACCTTCAATTCCCACCGGAGGTTCTGTTTTCTCTCTACAACGGCGGGAAAACACCGAACAAAGGATAATTTCCAATGGCTGACGAAACCCCCGCCGGTACAGGCGGCACGGGCGACACAGCGGCAGCAGCCGCAGCCGCCACAGCAGCGGCAGCGACCGCAGCAGCAAACAAACCGTGGTACGATGGTGCCGACACCGAACTTGTCGGGTATATCCAGAACCGCGGTCTCGACAAGATGGAACCGAAAGCCGCAGCATTGGCTGAAGCCAAAGCACACCGCGAAGCCGAGCGTTTGCTTGGCGTTCCGGCCGATCAGCTTCTACGTTTCCCGAAGGATGCCAACGACAAGGAAGGATGGGCGAAAATCCATGCTCGACTTGGCGTTCCGACCGACGCCAAAGAATACGACTTTACGGCAGTGAAAACGGCCGCCGGGCAGCCCATTGGAGAAACAATTGCCAACACTCTTCGGGCTGCTGCCGGCGAAGCGGCACTGACGAAAGACCAAGCGGCTGCGGTGGCAAAGAGCGTCGTCAAGTTGTTCGACGAAACCGAGGCCACGAAAGCGGCAGAATACGCGATCAAGCTCGACGCGGAAAAGGCATCCCTCAAAACCAATTGGGGGCAGAATGCGACTGCAAATTTGATCGTGGCACAGAACGCGGCAACGAAGCTGGGCGTGACGCCGGCAGAGCTTTCGGCGCTCGAAAGCGTCGTCGGCTATTCCAGGGTTATGGAAATGTTCCGTACTGTCGGATCAAAGATCGGCGAAGACGTTTTCGTCAACGGTGGCCCGGGCGGTGGCAATCAGCCTGTGTCAAAAGAGGCAGCGCAGCAGCGCCTCGACGAACTTGGCCGCGACCAGGATTGGCAGGCCAAATTCAACAAGGGCGACGTGAAGGCACTGCAAGAGTTCAATAATTTGACACGCATGGTGGCAGGCGTGTAATTCGTCCCCGCTTTGTCAGCGGGAAGCGACGAATGTATGGGATCGGGAAGCAATTTCCGGTCCCATTTCTTTTGTAGGTTTGTGCTTGACAGCAAGAATATTGCGCAATAATGTTGCGTAACGAACGTCCACTCGGTACCGCCGTTTATTGGCGCCGGCAGTTGGGCATGCCTCCTTACGGGTACGGCAAGCAGAAAGTGTCGTAAACAATCAGGAGATGATCATGGCTGACGACGGCTTGACACAACTTTTTCAGACGCAGTTCTCCACTTTGCTTCGCATGAATTTGCAGCAAAAGGCTTCGAAGCTGCGCGGCAAGATTGAAGAGGGAACGCATACCGGTTCGAAGCAGGCTTCGCCCATTCAGTTCGTCGATGCAATGCAGACCCGTTCGCCGGAAGGTCGGTTCGCGCCTAAGAAACAGGCGCCTCAGGGCTATACGCGGCGTTGGGTTTCTCCCATCGACAAGGTCGGCGATCAGTATGTCGATAGCCTCGACCAGTTGAAGACACCGATCGATCCGAAGTCTCAGCTTGTTGCGCGTGCTTCTGCGGCCTGTGCTCGCGATTGGGACGACGAGATCATCCGTGCCGCGACTGC